GCAAGTATTTTTGATTTAATTGAAAGTCAATACGGAATAACATTTAACGGCTTATTTTTACAAAGTGACTTGTTTAGAAAAGCGTTTTTATATTTTAAGAATAAGCAAACTTTTACTTTAACAAGCAGTAGTGCAATATCAATAGACTTAACAGCTTCAAGTGGAACTTTAGCAACTGCGTTTAACACAACAACAAATAGTTTTACCGCAATAAATTCAAGCAATTACAATGAATATTCACATTTACTTGGTTTTAATGTAACGGCAATTTCGGTAGCCACAACTTATTACATAGATGTTTATTTAAACGGAGTTTTTAATAGTTCACACACAGGCTCAACAACTTCAAGTAATATTAATCAATTTAATATTATTGCAAACCCTGAATCTACAATGACTTTTAAATTAAGAGCAGACGTAGTAACAACTTTAACTTTAAATTTTACATATCAAAGAAGTTATGTTGACACAAACTCAAACGCGGTAATTAATGAAACAGGAAATTCAAATAACGCAACAGCAACAACAACGGGTTTAACTAATTTACAATCGTTAGCGCCTGATTTAAAAATTGTAGATTTTATTTCTGGAATATGCAAAGAATTTAATTTAACAGTTTACTCAAACACGAAGAACGTATTTACTTTTGACCCAATACAATATTGGTATTCTAAAGGCGCGGTAGTTGACATAACAGAATTTACCGACATCACAAGCATTGAAATAGAACGAATGAAGCTTTATAAGTCTATTGAGTTTAAATATCAAGAAAGCGAATGTATGTTAAATAAATACTTTTTAGAAAGTCCATTAAACGCAGACGCACACGGCTACGGAAACACGAAAATAGGTTTTAACTACGACGGTGGAGAATACAAAATAGAAAGTCCATTTGAAAACTTACTACACAATAATTTCGGTAACAATTTACAAGTAGGTTATTGCCTAAACAAAGAGTTAGCGCCTTATATTCCAAAACCTGTTTTGTTGTATATGAACCAAAAAGCAACCTTAACAAGCGGACATATACATTGGAACGGACAAGCTAATATAACAAAATACGTTCCATTTGGACAAGACAGCAACATACTATTTGAAACAGGTTTAATTCCTTTGACATTAAACTTCGGTGAAGAAATTTCAAGCTTCTATTTAGTAAACAACCCAAACACGATATACGCTTTATATTACAGAAGTTATTTAGTTAATTTATACAACCCAAAAAACCGATTAGTAAAAGTCAAAACAATACTTCCTGTTTCTTTACTTACACAACTTCAGTTAAACGATAGGTTAATTATACGAGACAAACGTTATATGATTAACGAGATGCAAAGCGACTTAACAACAGGCGATGTATCATTTACGTTAATTAGTGACTTCGCAGAAGTAAAGCCAATTAAGTTAGTTGACACACCAACAGGAACAGGTAACACTTTACGTTTTGCAATCTTATTTACAAACGGAGCAACACAAGTTAGAGTTGGAAAAAGCGCAGGTGATGTTACTTTGTCAAGTGTACTATTTACAGCAGAAGGTTATTTAAACGTAACTGTTCCAACACACGCTGCACGAGTAATAACAATAACCTTAGACACAGACTATACCAACGGAAACACGGATACAAACTATATTATAATAAACCAAGTATGATAAACAAAATAATTCAAATGCTTTTACTTAGTGATTTTTACGGTGAAAGTGAAAACATAGACATAGCAAAAGGTAAATATAAATTTACTACAAGCATAAAAGAACAATGGAAACAAGTACAACGCAAAAGACTAATAGAAAAAAAACTAAAAGACAATGGCTGAAAAAAAAGTAATTGAATTAGAAGTAAATTCAAATATAGGAACTTTAAAACAACAGTTTAAAGAAGCTCAACTTGAAGTACAGGCGTTGTCTGAAAAGTTTGGAGCAACTTCAGCACAAGCAGTTGAAGCGGCAAAGTCAGCGGCTATTCTTAAAGACAAAATAGGAGACGCAAAAGCGTTGACTGATGCGTTTAACCCAGACGCAAAGTTTAAAGCGTTAAGCGGTTCTTTAACAGGTGTTGCAGGTGGTTTTTCAGTTGTTACGGGTGCGTTAGGAGCGTTCGGAAAACAAAACGAAGACGTAGAAAAAGCGTTGTTAAAAGTTCAAAGCGCAATGGCAATAGCTTCAGGCGCACAAGCAATAGGTGAAAGCATAGATAGTTTTAAACAATTAAAAGCTGTTGTTGTTTCTTCGTTAACTTCAATGACTGCAGCAAAAGTTTTAAACACGACTGCAAACGAAGCGGGGTTAATAGTTGAAAACCAAACTCTTTTATCAAAAGGAAAAAATTTAGTTTTATCGGGCATACAGGCAACACTTACTTCGGTTTTAACAGCAGCACAATATGCTTACAATTTAGCGATGTCTTTAAACCCTGTTATGATAATTGTTGTTGCAGTAACAGCTTTAATTGCTGCAGGTTACGCTTTAATAAATATGTTTAACGACAGTGCGGAAGCGGAAGAAAATCAAAATGCTTCAATTAAAAAAAATACAAAAGCTTTAGAAACCCAAATAAGAACAAACGACAAGGCAAGTAAATCTTTAAAAACAAAGAACGAGCACGAATACAAAATGGCGGAAGCTTCTGGAGCAAGTGCAGACGCTTTACACAAATTAGCAATACGACACGCAAACGAAGAAATAGCATTAGAACGAGCAAGTAAAGCAACTGCACACAACACGTATATTAAAGAACGAAATACTTTAGCATATTTAAGAAGTATAGACGCAAGTGACGATGTAATAAAAAAACAGGAAGCACTTACAACCGCTGCTCGTGAAAATTCAGTAAAAGAAGGAAAAGACTTAGCAGCAGCACTTGAAAACAAAGCGCAATTAATACGTGACAACGAAGTAAGAATAGCAAGTGATAAACATAAAAGTAGTTCAAGCAATCACGAAAAAACTACGAAAACTGAAAAGACACAAGCAAAAGAAAAATTAGACATAACAAAAAACGTTGAAGACGAGAAAATTCGTTTAATGGACGAAGGACAAGCAAAAGAAGAAGCGGTCATATTACTTGCATACAAACGAAAAAAAGAAGAACAAGACAAGCAATTAAAAGATAAAAGTTTAAAACAAAAAGATTACGACACTTTACAAACATTAAACAAAGAAGGACAGGAAGCGGACTTATTAGCAATAGAACAAAAATATATTTTACAAGCTGAAGAAGCACGTAAAACAGCACAAGAAAAAAAGGATGCAGAATTTTTAAGACAAGAAAATTTATTAGCAGAATTAACCGACACCGCACAACAAAAACTTTATGATAAATATAAAATAGAACAAGAAGCGGCAGCAGGAAACGACGAATTATTATTAGCATTAAAAAATAAATATAACAAAGACAAAGAAGCTTTAGACAAAGAAGCTGCCGACAAAGAAATTGCAACTGCAAAAGATGTTGCAGAAAAAAAACGTAACCTTGAAGAAAAGAAAATTCAAATGACAATGGACGGACTTTCTATTTTAAACGATGTTATACAAATGAACGCAGGAAAAAGCGAAAAGGCGCAAAGAAAAGCTTTTAAAGCACAAAAAGCGTTTAACCTTGCTTCAGCTATTGCAAATACTTATTTAGCTGTTACAGGCGCTTTAACAGCAGGTGGTAACCCAATTAAATTAGCAACAGGAATGCAATTTGTAGAAGCAGGAATAGCAGCAGCAACAGGAGCGGTGCAAATAGCAAAAATAGCAGGAACACAATTTGATAGTAGTAGTTTTTCAAAAGATACAGCCGGTAGTGGTGGTGACGGTGCAACAGCTCCGACAATGTCCGCACCACAATTTAACGTAGTTGGTCAAAGTGGAGTTAATCAACTTGCAAGTTTAAACCAACAGCCCGTTCAAGCTTATGTAGTTTCAGGACAAGTAACTTCACAACAGGCGTTAGATAGAAACAGGTTAGCAAACGCAACTTTAGGGGGTTAGAAAATACAACAAACAAACAATAATTTAATTAAATAGATATGCGAATAGTTGAATTAATAATTGACGAAAAAGACGAAACAAGCGGAATAGACGCAGTTTCAGTTGTTGAAAGTCCTGCAATCGAAAGCGACTTTATAGCACTAAAAAAACACGAAATAGAGTTAAAAGAAGTTGATGCTGAAAAGCGTATATTAATGGGTGCAGCTTTAATTCCTAACAAACAAATTTACCGCAAGAACGACAAGAACGAAGAATACTATATTTATTTTAGTGAAGAAACGGTACGCAAAGCAAGTGAATTGTTTTTTATGAACAGCAACCAGAACAACGCAACTTTAGAACATAAACAAAAGTTAGACGGAATGAGTGTTGTCGAAAGTTGGATTGTCGAAGGTGACCACGATAAAAGTATGAACTACGGATTTAATTTTCCTAAAGGTACTTGGATGATTTCAATGAAAGTAAACAACGATGAAATTTGGAACAAAGTAAAATTAGGCGAAGTAAAAGGATTTTCTATTGAAGGTTACTTTGCGGATAAATACGAAATGAGTTTAATTAACGAAGATGAAATTTTAATAGATAAAATAAAACAAATAATAACGGAAAATGAAAACAACTAAAGAATTAATTATTGCAGATATTACTGCAAAAGTAGAAGCAAAGTTAGCAAAGATTGAATTAGCAAGTCATCAAGTAGAATTAGCAATTTTAGATGATTTAAAAAAAAATGCACAAGATATGATTAATAGCCTTGGTGTTGTGGGTGAACAAAGATTAGTTATTATTGGTGCAAGAAACAAAATGAATCAAGCTATCATTAATTCTGAAAATATAACTAATAATCTTGAGAAAAGTTTAGCTACCTATTTACAACAAGTAAAAGATTTAGGTATTGAACAAGTTCCGGCTATTGCAAAAAATATTCAAAATGAAATTTCAAAAGCAAGAAAAAGTAATAAAAAAGATTTACAAGAATACATAAAATCTAAATAAAAACGACAAATGAAAAATAGCACAATTAATCAAATCAAAACACATTTTAGCAAATGGCGAAGCAAACTAACGTTAAAGTTCATCTTAAAAAACCGAAAGTTAAACGTGCAGGAGTACACGCAAAAACACGAAATAGTAAATTGAAGTCAAGTAAAAATTATACAAAAACTTATACAAGACAAGGACGATGAGTAAAAAAATAACAAAACAAGTAGCACAAGCGAAAACAAGTCCAAAAGGCGGTCAACGTGGTTGCCTATGTAAAGACAATAAAACGTACTCTGCAAAGTGTTGTGACGGTAGTTTACAAGCGCAAGGAATAGGCGCAATCTAATTTGAAAATACAACAAATAATAAACAATTAAATTATAAATATATGAACACACTACAAACTATTTACGACAGGTTATCCGACAAAACGGAATTAGCAAAACACGAAGTTAATTTAGCAGATTTAAAGACTTTAGAAAATAGACTAAAAGATATTTTTGTTTATGAAAAAAAACTTGATGTTATAAACCCAAAATTACTTGATTTAAACAAGCAAAAACAAGACGCAGTTAATCAATTAAAATTAATTTATAAAAATTCAATAGAGACACTTGCAGAATTTGAAAAACAAGCAAAATTACTTGGTTTAGACCCTGCAACTTTACCTGCGTTTAGGTCGTTAAAAAATGAATCGGTTATTGTAATACAAGAATATTTAAAATAAATAAACAAAACACGAAATATGAAAACAAGCGTAATTAATCAAATTAAAACACTTTTAGGAATGGAAGTGAAATTGGAAACAATGAAGTTAGCAGACGGAATAACAATTTTTGAAGCCGATGCTTTTGAAATGGACAAAGAAGTTTTTATTGTAACTGAAGACGAGCAAAAAATTCCTGTGCCAATTGGAGAATATGAATTAGAAGACGGACGTATTTTAGTTGTAGAAGTTGAAGGAATTATAATGGATGTTAAAGATGCACCAACAACTGAAGAAGTTGCACCTGAAGACGAAGTTGCTCCAGAAGTTCCTGTTGCAGCAGAAGCAGTAACACCAAGCGCAAAAAAGACAATTGAAAGCGTAGTTAAAGAAACGTTTTTTGCAGAAATAGAAAAATTAACACAAGAAAATATAGAGTTAAAAGCACAATTAGAAAAGTTGTCTAAAGTTGACGAAGTTACAAACGAAGTAACCGAACTTGCAGACATCACGCCAATTTCATTTAACCCTGAAAACACGAATGAAGTTGAACACTTCCAATACGCAAGTAAAAGACCACGTTCAATTATGGATTCAATTATAGAAAAAATAAACAATTAGTATTAACAATTTAAAAACTTAACAAAATGCCATTTGGTTCAAACCCAGTAATTACTACAACTTACGCAGGTGAGTTTGCAGGTAAGTATTTAGCAGCAGCTTTATTGTCTGCACCAACATTAGAGCAAGGTGGAGTATCTATACTTCCAAACGTTGCTTACAAACAAGTTATGCAAAAAGTAGCTACAGGAAACATCGTAGCAAACGCAACTTGTGATTTCACAGCTTCAGGAACGGTAACACTAACTGAAAGAGTATTAACAACAGAAGAATTTCAAGTAAATTTACAACTTTGCAAGTTAGACTTAGCACAATCTTGGCAGTCAGCAAGTATGGGTTATTCAGCGTTCAAGACGTTGCCTAAAACTTTTGCAGATTTCTTAATTGCACACGTAGCAGCTAAAGTAGCGGCTAAAATTGAAACTACAATTTGGGCAGGTACTAACGCAACAGCAGGTGAGTTTGACGGATTTAAAACTTTGATGTTAGCAGACGCAGACGTTATTGACGTTTCTTCCCCATTAACAACAACTTTAGACGCAACAACTGTAATTGGCGAAATTGGTAGAACAGTAGATTTAATTCCAGCTTCACTTTATGGAAACGAAGGTTTAAGAATTTATGTATCTCAAAAGATTGCTAAATTGTACGTTCGTGCATTAGGTGGTTTTGGTGCTTCAGGTTTAGGAGCAAACGGAACAAACACACAGGGAACACAATGGTACACAAACGGAAGTTTATCTTACGACGGTATTCCAATTTTTATGGCTAACGGACTTGGTGCAAACAATATGATTGCAACAACAGTTGACAACCTTTATTTTGGTTGCGGACTTTTAAATGACAATTCACTTGTGAAAACTATTGATATGGCAGATATTGACGGTTCAAACAATGTAAGAGTTATTTTACGTTACAACGCAGGTATTCAATACGGTATCGGTTCAGACGTAGTTCTTTACGGAGTATAACATTAAATAAAAAGCGGAGCGTAAAAGTTCCGCTTTATTTTATTCACAATTAAAAACAAAAAAAAATGGCTTGTGATTTAACACACGGACGTTTAGAAGTTTGTAAAGAGTTTGTAGGCGGTATTAAAGCTGTTTATTTTATTCCCTACGGAGTTTTAGGCGCTATAACTTACGGAACTACAGATGCTTCCGATAAGATTTCTACTATTGCAGGAACTTTAAGTTTGTACAAGTACGAATTAAAAGGCGCAAATAGTTTTGAGCAAACAATAACAAGTTCACGTGAAAACGGAACTACTTTTGCAGAACAAACTTTAACTTTTACAATTAAAGGTTTAGATGCAACAACTACAAAGCAAATGAAATTACTTGCTTGGGGACGTCCACACGTAGTTATTAAGACTAACGCTAACAATTTCTTTTTAGCAGGTTTAGAACACGGAATGGATGTAACAACAGGACTTATTGCAAATGGTACTGCAATGGGTGACTTAAACGGTTATACTTTGACACTTGTAGGACAAGAAGCAATTCCTGCAAATCATTTAAACGTTTCAGGTACTTATTCTGATACAGATTTAGTAGGTGCAACAAAAGTATTTACAGGCGGAACAGTAGTTACTTCTTAATACTTAAAAAATTATTTATAAAGCCGTTCTTCATAGTTCGGCTTTTTTTTGTCTTAAAAAAAGAACAAAAACACGAATATTTAATTATACTAATATGATAGTATTAACACCTTCAGGAAGTCAAC